AGTTCCATTAATTCACTTTGAATTCTCTTTATTTCTATTTCCATCAAGCTAAAGGTATCGTCTGTGAAACGACCACCTTTAAATGCCTTCAAGAGTTTCTCAAGCCTATTGCTTAATTCTTGTTTCTTATCTAAGTTATCACTTTCAGACTTAAAGCCTAAAGTTGGAGTTTCTGGGTTTGCACCCCAAAGAACCGCTGAACCTTCATAAAGTTTTAACTCTGTGATTGTTCTAACTCCGTTCTTATCTACATTAGATTTGATTGTGCTAAAACCGATTGAGTGTTGGTTGATAAGACCAGCTTCGTATAATTTGATAATATCTTCTCCTTTTTCAGTTTCAACAATTGGAGTAATTGCAATTAGCATATCACCTTCAACATAAAGTTGCTCAGGCTTACCAATTACATTATTCATGTCAGAACAATGGTCAACTAAAGACCAAACTAAGTTTTTACCTTCTGGTCCTCTTTCTTTGATAGTTTTTGTAAACGCTTCTGGAACGATAATATCGTTATCCAAATCAATGTTTCCACATCTTGCCCAAACCGCTTTAACACGTCTTTGCTCACTATCAACATCCATTATGTTATAACCGATGTCTTGTTTTTCAACAATTACATCTTTTGACTGAATTTTACTCATAAAACAAAGTTATTATTTTTTTTATTATTGTAATGCATCTGCAATTAATTTGCCAATTTCTATTCCCGCTATATTTCCAAGCACACCCCAAATGAAACCAATATCTCCTTTTGGTGGATTGGTATCAAATGTTTTTAGTTTGCCGTTTGCATCTCTTTGCGCCTCAAAAGCAACTGTACATCTACAATTGCAAACATTGGCAGCACTCGCTCCACTATCGCATGGGTGCATCATTAATTCGTAATTACCTACATGAGTTCCACCTTTAGCCTTCATACTTGTTGGCACTTTGAATGGCTCATCGTAATTTACTTTCACACCATCCATTACATAGTGGTCAGCGTAACTTGGTGGCATTCTTCTCGTTCTTGCATCTTGCGCTGAAATCCATTCTTTCATTGTAACTAATCCAGTAGCCGTTGCACCAACCATTGCGCCTAAGTTTGCAGCACGACCCGTTTCTGTTCTTGCTATCAACTCCGCTCTAAAGTCAGTAATCCCAGCTTGTCTAAGCATTGGGATAAGTTCTTGTATTGTTAGATTATTTTCAAACCCTTTTTGTAAGTATGCAGCAATTTGATTAGCCGTTGTATTGGTAATCTCTTCTGCTATTTGGTTTACACCTTGTCTTTCTAAGAATTGAAGGATAACATAGGAATAAATGTCCGTTTGGCTCATCTTTACTTCAAATGGCTCGTAAAAGCCTTTTGTAGCCTTTTTAATCGACTTGTTAGTGTCAAGAGCCATCTTTGTACCCAAAGCCACATGGAGTTGCTTAATTGTCTTTGCAATGCCCTTAGAACTTATTGCTGCATAATCTTGGGTACGGCAATATGTATCTACTTGCTTTTGTAGTTCTTTTTTGAACTTGGGCGAATAGGTTTTAAGTGCGTTTAAATATAACTTCCTATATTCTTGCCAAATCATTTAGGCATCAATTTTTTCTAATAACTTACCCGCTGCGTTGAATACATCCGTTTGCTTTTGCTGACCTGCTCTTTGTCTAATAGCAATCAAACCTGCTCTATCTACATTCACGAAATCGCTTGTATAGATATAATGCCAATGTGCTTTAGTTTCTGGGTCTGCGTTTGCATCAATACCCAAATGCCACTTTCCATAAGCCGCCCAACCATTTTCCTCAATAAACTTGTTTTCTTCGGCCATCGTTGGCGGTGTCCAAGATTGAGGCTTAGTTACTTTACCAGCATCTACTTTAGCGTTTGCAAAAGTGTTACCAGCTTTGTTGATACCAGTTGTAGCTTTTAATTCTTGTACTAAAGACAAAAACTTCTCGATGTGTTTCATTATTTTAATGTTAAAAGGTAAAGCAATTTTCCAATTTGTGCTGCAATTTCATCTATTTGATTTTGCACCCAAGTATCTTGATAGATAGTCTTTCTTGTATTTTGTACATAATCGTAAAGACTTCTGTAATATTTCATTAATTGGTCATTACTTGTATAGTTAGTCAAAGTGCCTACTGAATAGTTTTTAGGCCTTCCGTAGATACCACTTGTGCTTTCAACTAAATCATCATACAACTCGCTTAACTCGTCTTGGAAATTATCTAAAGCCTTATGCTCTGCGTAACTCATTGTCTGATTGTGCCAAACAATAGTCTGCTCTTTAGCGTCTAATAGTGTACTTAAAAACTCTACAAATGTTGCCATACTAAGATATTTTATTCATTCCGTCTGGAATAGTTAATGGTTGGAATTGGTCTAATGGTTGCAAACTTGATGGAATGTAAAGTTTTTCCATTTCTTCTTGTGGAATATAATCTGGAGTTTTAATACCCATAATCTCCATTTTTTGTGCTGGTGCAATCCACCATGCTTTATCTAACCAATCTACTTGCTCGGTCTTGTTTGCCTCTAATTCTTGGTAAACTTGAATATCATAACCTACATAAATGTTTGTTCCTTTATAACCCCAATCACTATGTAACTTTCTATTTAAGTTCTCCGTAATAGCATCTAACAAAGGAATAGCACAACGCAAAGTCAAAGCCTTTTCGCCTTCTCTTTGGTTATTGTATGTTTTGTTATCAGCATCGTTTAATAATTGAGATGGCACTCCGTAAATGTTACAAAGCGACTTCATATCCCACTTTTCACTCTCAATAATATTTAATTCAACTGGACTTAATCCGATTTGTTTCCAATCTACCTTATAACCACTAACTGCTATTGAATTAAAGTTACTTGCACCGCCTTTCTCACTAACTGCCTTTTTAAGTGCTTGTGCTTGTTGCGTTCCACTTGTAGGGTCAAAGCGGTCATCGTTCATAAATAAAACACCCGCTGGGCCACCATTTTGGAAGGATGCAACCGCCGCCGTCTTAGCTTCATTTGAACGGGTAAGGGTACGAGCAGCAGCCATTAAAGGAGATTGTCCGTACAACTCGTTACCAGTAACATTCCATGCAGGGTTGAAGAACTTGTCGTGTAATATTTCCTTTGTGTCGAAAGTCCACATTTTTCCGTAGTAAAGTTGGTATCCCACTCTAACTGGAGGGAATACTTCCACATTGGCAATGATAGCCATGTACTGTGCTGGTAATGCGTATAATTCAAAAGGTTTACCATCGTTGTTTCCACCTTCAATCATTTTAGCGTAAATAAAAGAGTTACCCGTAAGCAACTTAAATCCACACCATTGCTCAATCAAATCTCCCCATGAATCTTCTTCATTAGGGTACTTTAATAGTTCGTTTAATCTTGCATCTCCAGTATATAATTCAAATGCTTTTTTGTGTAATTGTTTTACCTCATGCCAGTTCTCAATCTTATCTGGCTGCTTCATCAAAGACTTATATCTTTTAGCAGCATTTTCATCTACAACTCTATAAACATGAAATGGCGCAAGTTTAGCCTTATCTGAAATTAGTTTGATAATAGAATAAACTATGTCATTTTGTTGGTAGCCATCACGAACATAGGCTTGTGCGTTTTGACCTTGCCAAGTTACGATACCTTGTTGTATTGCTACTTGTGAACCGAGCGGATATGTAGGTAAAAGCGTGTTTACTTTCTTTTTACTAAAGAAATCAAGTAATCCCATATATGTACATTTATGTCAAAGTTAGTTATTTTGTATTAAAATACGCTCACTTGAAATTTAGGAGTATATTCAAAAACCATTCTCATAGCAAGACAATCGCTAAAGTCTGGAGAACGACCTATCAACGCTTTCACTTTATCCTTTGGTATAATACCTTTTTTGCCGTCATTATCTACCGACTTTTGTTTCACTTGCTCTAATTCTTGTACTATCTTTTCTTTGATTGTGCCTGATGCATTGATAAAGATTTTATTATCATTTATGTACTCGGCTAACTTGTAATAGCATTGCGACTTTAAGTTATCAAAGTTTTCCTTTTGTCTTGTAGTTGGGTTTTCTAATGGAGAACTATTGTTTACGAAATTCTTACATCCTGCAATCATATCAGCCACACCACCGCCTACTCCATCGGAATCTACAACAACTTGGGAATTGGGTATCTGAAACTCTGCTTGAAATTGCTTTATGATGTTAGCCACTTCCACAACCGATTTGCCGTTGTATTGATGTAGTTTAACACGTAAACCATCCCATATGCCAATAACAGTAGAATCGCTACCAAAACGAGCGACATCACAACTAATGTAAAGTGTACCAGTAGGTAAATACCCGCTATTAAAAGCGTCAAGAATTTTGTCATAGTCAATTAAAATTGATGCGTCTGAATTGTATTCCCAGTTACCAAATAGCAAACGCTCCTTTGATACTGTGTCTAATGTTAAAAGGTTTTCTTTATAGTGTTTAGATATAAATGGGTTATCATCAATAAGCGAAGCCACAAATCGTTTATTAGGTGCTATTGTGTTATCTACTTGTGGTTTATAGAACTCTGAATATGTCCAGTTCTTTGCAGGGTTACAAGTGTAAAGCACTTTAGGGATTAAATCGTTTTCATCTAATTGAAATCTAATCCTTGACTTGATAATGTTTCTTGCTTTGTCTTCTATTTGGTTTGCCTCATCTATAAACGCATCCGTAATCTCTAATGAACCCAATTCATCAAAGTTTGGGTCGCTTGGGTAAGAGTAAAGGTCTTTTAATAAAATTACAGAGCCGTTAAATAATTCTATTTGGCTCATTTGCCCGTTGTACTTGTAATGCTTACCCGCTTCTAATCCTTGCATCTTTGCCACTTGAAAAAAGGACACAAGAGTAGTTTCCTTAAGTGTTTTTAGGACGGCTCTACCTATCAAGCCTCTTGTATTTGGATATTTTAACCTTTGCTTTAGTTGCCAATAACATCCTAAAGCGGTTTTACCTCCGCAATTTTCAACCAGCCCCGCCTCCAAAAAGAATCTCATTTGTTTGAGTATCTTCAAGAAGGTCAAGGGCCAGTGTTTGCTTTATTGATAATTCCATAATTTTTTTTATAAACTTCCAGTATTGCCTACATAAGTTTTTTTCTCCTCCCAAACTATATTCAAACCACCGCTCACTTCAAGTTCGGTTGATTGCTTAGGCTTTCCCTCTAATCGGTCTAAAATAATCTCATAGGCTTTTAAATCGCCCTTTCTTGCCTTAGCTATAATTTGCATATCCAATTGCTCCGCTATGCTAAATTCTTCCTCTTCGCCAGTAACTGGGTTTCGCACTTTAGTTACTAATTCAAGTAAACGCAAAAGTCTTGTCTTGCTATTTTGTACTCCTTTAGGCTTACCAGCTGGGTTGCCAGATACTCCTTTAGGAAATGGTTTAAGATTTTGTTCGTTCGCCATATCTCACTGAATTTTCATTGAATCACAAAGATACACCACAATTAGGGCAAATAGTTCCGCTTTTGGTATTGTCAATTTTTTTGGGTTCGTCTATGGTAGGCACAAGAAAGTCAACATTAACTCCCCAATCACTTAAATCTTCTAATTGCCAATCTTCGTTAGCTAACATATCCATATCCCATTCGCCATAATGGGTATTATCAATAACCAATAGTTTTTGCTTCTCATTTTCGGTTAAGTTAACCATTTTGATTACTGGTACATCTTGTATGCCTAATTCTAAACAAGCACGAAACCTTTGATTGCCACCTAAGATTATATTATTTTCATCTATGATTAATGGCTTCGCTTCAAGCAATTTAGGGTCATCTTTTATAGACTTAACCAATTTTGCAAAATCGTTTGCATCAATTTTTCTTGGATTGTTTGGGTTAGGCCTTATTTCAGTTATTAGCATCTTCCTTGTCTATTATATGGTTTTACTGCCTTGTCCTTAGGACCAGATGTTTTCTTGTACTTACCGCATTTACGCTTACCAAATGAAACTTTGTTGCTATTATTTGCCTTCGCCATATTTATCTATTAATTCGTTTAACTCTGTTCTTGACCATTTGTAAAACTTAACCTTAGTTGCAATTGTTTCCAATCCTTTTACTGCTTGTTCGCCTAGCTTGTTTACTAAGCCTATTCGGTACATAGCTTGATTGCCGTGCTTGTACATATTACATCCAGCACATTGTAGGTTAATATTCCATTCGTTAAATCTTAAAGCCGAATATCCTTTAACTGGGAAATAATGCCCTGCCTGATTTGCGTTAGGACTTCCACAAGAAATACAAGGCAAACCTTCATCTCTTTTGCGAACGTAAGCGTTTACGACCTTTTGTGTCTTTTCTAATAGTTTCGGTAATGGTGTCAATGCCATAAGGCAAAGTTAGGGTTTATGTATGCGAAAAACAACTGTTCGCCCATTTACCTCAAATCGTTTCTTTTTCAAAGGACTAAGACCAGTACGAATTGCATATTCTGGCACTTTAGTTGATCTAACTGCGTAAGCAATGCTTCTAAATATGGTTTCTTCTTTTGTTTCTATGTCAATCATTTTAATTGGTCTTGCATTCTCCATGCCACTTGCTATCATTTTAACCATCGTTTTAATTCAAAATAAATATTAGCCGTTACAAATAGCAAACACGCTAAAGGAACGCTAATAAAGAAAAATTTAATAAAGTCTAATACTTTCATAGTTATTTGTTTAGTTTGTGAAATTCCCATCTACCACCCATGTTATATTCTTTGGCTAACCTATAAATAGTCCTTTCTGATAAATTTAATTCGGTAACAATATCGGTTACTTTCGGATATTTTTCTACATTATGCCAACGCTTAAATATTTCTTTTGCGTACATATTGTTCAAATTAAGGTCTTCGCCATTGTATTTAACATCTGGGTACTTTTTGCATATGTGATTATAAAATTGTTGTTGATTCATAGTAAAGTTTAAAAGACCCCAGTTTAGACATAACTAACACCACTAAGTTAAAAATAAATGATGGGGTCTTTAATTATTTGTATTGTGTTTTTAAATATTCGTTCATAGCATTTCGGTTAGCTTCTTTGTCAATATCTGTTGACATTCGGTTGCTATCTCCCATTGCTTTAAATTGTGCGTGTGATTCTTCTTTAGCATTAACATATGCTTGATGCCTTTGTTCACGATATACTTCTAACATCTCAAAGAATGTAGGCATATCCATTCTATCATAAACCTTTCCGTATTTAAACTTAGGCAATCCATCTAAAAAAAGCATAATGTCTTGTAAAGCTAATTGATCTTGTTCCGATTCGTTAATTAACTCAAAAGCAAGATTTGCTATTTGTTCGGAGTTCATACCAACCCTTAAATTGAAGTTATTTAAAGCATTTGTTATAGCAATACTTAAAACTCCAGCTATTTTATCATTTCCATACATTTTAGCTAAAGCTGGAAGTCTTTCTGTTACTGGCACATTTTGTATTACTGCTAAATGATTTGGTTCGCCTTTTTCTTTAAAACGACACATTTCATTAAAAACTTCTCCTTTACTGCCTTTCGCTACTAAGTTTAGCAACTGCTTGGAGTGACTCCCATGCGGTAACTTTTGGACTAATCCTTGATTGACTTGTTGTATTTCTTGTAATAATTTCATCGTTCCAAGATTTGTTGTTTAAAAATGTTTCAGGGTTTTTTCTAAATTGTTTATCAGGCACGGCTTGTTTGTAAAGGTCAATATAATTCATCGCATTTTGCCTTTCTTCATCAGATAATTTATTCCACTTTTTTCTTAACTTTTCCTTAACACCTACCTTTTTATCATAATCTTTCCAAAACCATTCAAAATCTATATTTACTTCTTTTTCTTGTTCTTTATCTTTTTCTTCTTCTTGTTCTTCTTCTTCTTTCGTATGTGTATCCATACTGTATAGATACTCTATCAATACTCTATCTTTTACCTTTAATAACTCTTTTTCTATACAAGAACGCACTTTTGGACTATTGCTATCATTATATTTTGTCCAATTTTTTAAAGCTATTTCTTTTGTATGTTCAGAATAAACCAATTTACCAGTATTAATAAAAAATAGAATTAGCTTTTTAATTGTTTCATCATTGTATCCAGTATCAAAGCACATTTGCCTTATAGTAATCTCATAAATACCACATTGGGTTGTTCGATCATTTGTAAGCAAATACAGGTAAAAAAACTTTTGTTCTGGAGTTAAAGACTCAACAAATTCGTCCTTCCAAAAACTAACGTGGACTTTTCTAAATATCGCCATAAAATAAAAAAGGTCCGCAGCGTTCCCCCCAGTAGGATTAGGGGTTCAGCGTTGGACCAATAAGTTTAACAATGGATATCCTACATCCGTTACAAATTTACTACTTATTAACCATTAATTCAAATTCTTCTATTGCTTTAAAAATTTGATGTGCTACTTGTGGTACTATTGCATTTCCGTATGCTTTTATTGATTCGTTTCGCCACTTAGGAAAGGTAATAGAGTCCAACTCTCTGGGAAGCCCATCATTTCCCCCACAAATTGGGGGTTGAGTTGGAAACCTTGACCAGCCATTTGCCTCAAACTGTTTTGCAAATTCACTCCTTTTTCTTTGTGTCGTTTTTTCGCTTTTATTAAAGCTTCTTCGCTCCTCGCCGTGTTCCAATCGAAACTGTTCGGAGTTGGTAACATTTTGTTCTTCGCCAGTTGGCCTAATGTTATTCCGTAATTCGTTCCAGTTGTGTGACTGTTGTTCTTTATTTTCCCATTCACTATTGTTACTTCTCTGCCCGTATCGCATCTTGTCGTTGGTGTTGGTAATAATGTCATCACTTGAGTTGCTAAATTCGGCATTGTCGTTCCGTTGGGATATTTCTCCATTCTTGTTTTGAATTTGTCCAAATCTTGAACGTGTTCCATTGTTGTTGGAGTAAGCAATAAACCAGATTCTATCCCTTCTGTGCGGTGCGTTGACACCTGCAGCTGGAAGTAAATACGGCTGTACTTCGTAACCTTCATTTTCCAACTCAACTTGCACCTCGTTGAATACCAACCCTCCATTCCAATTAGTAAGTCCGCGAACGTTTTCGCCCACGATCCAACGTGGTTTAATTTCTTGAATTGTTCTAAGCATGTGAGGCCAGAGATGGCGTTCATCTTCTTTCCCAAGTCGTTTTCCTGCACTTGAGTATGGTTGGCAAGGGAATCCGCCTGTAAGGATGTCAACTGATCCTTTGTGAATAGTGAAGTCTGTTTTAGTAATGTCATTATAAGAAATTGAATTAGGAAAGTGATGTTTAAGAACCCTTTGTCCAAAAGGATTCCATTCGCAATGGAATAGGTTATCCCAACCCATCCATTCAGCGGCAAGGTCAAATCCACCTATACCGCTAAAAAGGGATGCGTGTACTAACATAATTTATAACTTGCGTAATTTTTACCTTCTTTAGTTACATATTTAGTTGCAATATTTAAACCTTCTTTTCTTAAATCGCTAATTCTTGCAGCTAATCTAAAACATTGAAATTTATTTAACGCATCTAATGGGGTAATTGATTTGCCTTTTTCTAAATAGGCTAAAATCCTTTCATTTTGTGTTTTTTTCATAGTTGTTAAAGTTTTGTTAAAGTTTAGAATGGCATATTATCATGGTCTTCTTGTTCTTGCTTATTGGTGTTTTTGTACTCTTTTTTAGCATCAAACTTATACTCCTTACCTCTACCACAATATTCCTTTTTAGCTTTTTCTGCTCTTTGTTCTTGGGTTTGGTTATTCCATACAGTTAACACGTTGCCTTTATCATCTGGCTCTTTAAGATAATCTACTGCTATGTTAGCGTAGTGTTTTACTCCGTGCTTAGTTTGTACTGGTTTCCACTTAATTTCTTCTTGACAAATGTTTAATACTTTCATTTTAATTGTTTTTATTGATTTGTGATTCATTTATTTGGTCTTCCGTCTTTTGGTCTTCTATAATTTCTTCTTCATCTTCTTCTTCCCAATCACAATGTTCTAAACATTCTGGGCATAAGTCAATTTCTGGCATATTGGTGTAAGCACCGCAACAAGTTGAAAATGGCATAGTTTTAATTTTTATTGGTTAGCAAATTCTTCATAGTTTTCAGTCCAATCAGACATCCTTACATAAGGCTCTGACTTAAAGTAAGTTGGTGGCACTAACAAAGCTGGAAAATACTTTTTCTTGTATTCTTTTAATTGCTCTTTAGCTTTAATAACCATTTGTTGCATTGATCTTGCTTGATGTGGACTGCAATTGTTAAATCGGTATTCCCAGTATCTTACATTGTCTCGTAAGTTTTCTAGTTGTGTTTCTTTGCTCATTATAGATTCTTTTTAGCGTTGGTAAATAATTCGTTTAATTGATTCTCTTGAATCATAACGATATTTAATTCGTAAAGTTGCTTTAATTCTTGCAAACTTTCACAAAAATCTATCGCCACAATTAAATTGTCTTGAGTTTCGTGTTTCTTGATGTAAGGTGCTTGTTCCTTAGAGAAATCCATTTCTTCAACAGGAGTTGCCTCAAATCCAGCCGCTTTCATAAGCCAACCTAATAAAAGTCTATAAGCCTTGCCTTCTGCTCTTGTTTGAGCCATTGAGCAAATAGCATACTCATCAAAGGTTCTTTTGGTTCTTTCTTTGTTAGAACAAATAGCATGTCCGATTGAAACTACTTGACCAGTTGCAATGTTTCGCACCTCGCAAGTTGCCCAATACTTTGTCTCGTTTTCTTTGCTTAGGTCTTTTACTTCTGTAATAATTGGAATTAATCCAATCGCCGCTCCAGCGTAACCCCAACCCTCAACATTTACAAATTGTTTGCCTTGAATGTTGGTGCTTAGTTTTTTCTCTTTGATAAGACTTGCCAACTCGTTTGATAGACTCAAAAGGCTATCTTTGTTGATAAGTTCGTAAGTCGGTTTGACTTGTTGTAATTCTTGCATAGTAAAGGTTTAATGTTTAAATAATAATTAAAATTAAGGAAGTTTGTTAATAAAACAAAATAAACTGCTTAATTTTTAACAAATCTTCTTTTAGGTCGGTTTCATAGTGTAAAGTCATAATATCCTTAATGGTTTCTAAGGCATGGATAACAGTTGTATGATCCCTTCCAAACATATCTCCAATGGCATTTAAGGTATAATCAGTCTTTTGTCTGATAAAATACATTGCTAACCATCTGGCTTTAACTAATTCACGCTTTCGGCTTTTGCCTCTTATTTCTTCGTTTGACATTCCGTAATAAGCAGCCACTTTTTCTACGATACTATCCGCTAGTCTGATTTGGTTTTTTATATCCAATCTTTCCTTCATTATAGGTGTTGTCCAGTAATTCATTGATTTTTTCTTTTAAGTCTTTAATTTGTTTTCTAAGTAATTCGTTTTCTAATTCAAGTATTTGATTCATTTTTATCAAATAGCTTTTGTTATCTATGTAACTCATATTAAAAGTGTAATAGGTTAATTGGAAGCATGAAATCTTCTGTAATCTCATACAAATCCAAGATTAAAAAATGATACGATTTTAAGATGCGCTTTTGCACTTGGTTCATTCTGGCAATCTTTATAAGGATGTCTTCTTCTCGTTGCATTAAACGGATTGGTTCATCATAAGTGCCTTGACGCCATTTAGCAAGGTCCTTCTCAAATAGGGTTTGCCTTGATTGTGCAGATTTTAGCAACTCCAATAAACAAGCTGCTCTTTTGTGTAGTTTTAGTTGTTTTCCTTGATAGATTAGGCTCATAGTTGTAGGTTTAATCATTAGAAATATAATTCATAAAATAGTACATATTGCCATCGCCAGTTAAGTTTGTTTTGCCACTATTATAAGCAGCCTCAATTTGCTTTCTTTCATCTAAAAGCATAGAGTAAACTTTTACTTTAATAGTTTTAACTGCTAAGACGCTATATAAATTAGGCTCGTCTTTTTCCATTTGATCTAAGAAACTAAGTAATTCTTTTAATTGTGTTTTTTGCATAGTTTTAAATTTAAAGGTTTTCAATTGCTGCGGTTAATAATAACGCAACTAATACGATAATAAATGCGTACAATGGCTTGATTGAGTCTTTTTGATACTGATTCATGATTAAGGTTTTAAGGTGATAATAATTGAGTTTGACATAGTAGAAAATGTAATTGATTCTACTGTGAACATAATGCGATTCACTCCTTTGCCAAAGTTTGCGATAATGTTGTCGCCTACTCTTGGAATGTGTGGTGCATCTAATACTTGTTGATAGTCAATGCCGTCTTGGGCATAATAAATGGTTGTTTGCCAATTCATAAATAAAGGTTTTGTTTAGGATGTAAAGATATATGCACATTACTTATCCACCAAACTTATTTACATTTATTTTTTACTATTTAAGGAAATTTTAACATTTGAGCCGATTAGTTGCCTTATTCGGTTCATTTTGCTAATGATTTTAGCAATATGTTGCACATTTTAAGTCAAGTTTTACCTTTACTTTGTTACATTAAAAGTAAACTTTTAGCTTTACTTTGTCCAGTTTATCAATCAAAAAACTGGACTTTATCAATCAATGATATAGAATTATATATCAAAAAAAAGCTTTTTTGACTTATATAGTTTAAATATGTGTCAAATTAAGCAGTATTACTACCAATAGGGTATAATTATCTGTATTTATTCTTATTTATACGCATTAGGGTATAAAAAAACCCAGTAGAAACTGGGTTCGCTCTAAACCTTTATCTATGTCTATGCAATATGAATAAGCAAATATAAATAAAAACTCCCAGCTTTTTACACTGGGAGAAACCTGAACTATGAAAAAAACAACAATACAAAGATAATACTTCTATTTTGAGCCGTCTTGAAGCAAATCCTTGTCATGATTGTCCACTCTTCTGTAACCTTCTTTCCATAGTATTTTGGTTAATGCTACGCTTTTACGCACTATTTCAGTTTCGCTATCCATTGGGTTAAGGATATGCAAAACTTCATGTATCATTATCTCCAAATGCTTTTTGCCTTTTAGCCTAGAATCAATAAGAATTTCGCCATCACTATTAGCAATGCCGTGCGCCTTTTCTTTGCCCAATTTTCTATATATAATCCTAATTTTTGGCATTAGTGTTCATCTTTAAGCATCGCCAAATCTGGGCGATCTATTTCTTTTGGTGTGTACTTGTGTCCGCCTCTTACTTTAGCTAAAGCCTTTTTAATCTCATTCTCCAAGTCATAAATCTCATTTAGTTTAGTAACTAAAATTCCTTCTTGTTCAAATAGTGTCATTTTGCCAAAATTTTTAGGTAACCTCATTTAATTTATTTTTTATGTTTTCTTCCCAAATTTGCTTTTGATATTTTTTCTTTATGTATATCAGAAAGTTTATGTCCTTTAGTATATTCATTACCTAACATTCTTAATCTCATTTTTTCTTTTGTTTCAATAGATAATTTTCTTCCTTTTAGTTTTTCTGATATTCTTTTTTTTACTTCATCGCTTAATTTTTTACCTCTTTTGCCATTAGCAGTTTTTTCAATTGCTTCTTTTGATCTTTTAACTCCAAGATTTCCTTCTCCACCAGTTGATAAATTTGCTAAAATACCATTATCAATTATTCTTTTATATAAACTTATAAATTCAATTTCTTTTTGACATGATTCTTCCCACGTTATGTTATCAAAAAGTATCTCTATTTCATAATTAGTGCGAGATGTAATTGATTTCCATATTTTATTTCTTGCATGCCAATCTTTTGCTCTTTTATAGTTTTTATCACTACCTATTCCAATATAAAATGGCTCATTTTTATCAAGTCGTATGTGTCTATAAAGGTAAGCCATTGTGTATATTTTCTAACTTTTTGATGTAAAGAATTGCGTCTTGTAACTCCTCTCTCAAATGTACCAACCATTCTCCAGTAGTTAAATCTTTTCTATCAACAGTTGTTCCATAGGTTTGTTTGCCTTTTTCTTCTCTTTTTCTTAAGTCGTCAATCACTTGACTTAATATCTTGCTATCCATTAGTAAACTTTGTTTTTAATGATTCTTTTGTTGTGTACTCTATAATCGCCAGTCTTGTCCTTTTCTAACACCGCAAAACCTGAATTATATTGATCCACGTGCTTACAATATTCTACATTTGAATGCATAAGATGGCCAGTCGTCCAGCAAGTAAATATTTCTCCGTCAAACTGATTTTTAGTTGTGTATTCGCTTGTTCTATGAACGTGGGATGCAATAGCTGATTGCTTAACTCTATCATATAAAGTCTTAGCAGGACTCACACCGCTTCCACGTCTAAATGTTGTATCTCCATGTATTATAGGTAAATGCCCAAACTTAACGTGGTCTATATTTTTTAATGGCTTTATGTCAAACACATTTAATTGCAAAATATCTTCTATCTCAAACAATTGCAATCCTAATAATTCAGGCGCTTTTGTTCTCATATAACGTTCATACCTATATTCGTGGTTCGCGTCTAAATTATAATATATCGTAATATTTGGAAAAGACTTTCTAATATAACCCAACATCTCAATAATAGACTCGTGTTCATCTTCAAACTTTCTTATTCTCGGGTCTTTTTGAAAATCACTTAATTGATAAAAGTCAACCAAATCGCCATTAATAAACAATGTGTCTATTCCGTATTTCGTAAGATAATCAAATGCAATATCTATTGCAATTGGGTCGTGAAATGGCACTTGCAAATCACTTATAAATCCCATTTTTTTAATACTAACTGGTAATGAAAATACTACCTTTTCTTCCACCCATGTGGGCGGTTGCACAAAGTTTGCTGAATGTCTTGTAAAATCTTCTTTGTATGTTTTTACTGCAACTGTATCTCTTAATTTAGAACCTAACTTGCCTCTGTAATATCTAATTAATGATCTAACGCTTTCGCTATCATCAAAGTGGTTTTTATTCTCTTTGTAGATTAAAGAAGCTAAAGTATGTGATGGCATCCATTGAGGATACTTTTCTAAGTAGTCAAGAATTATTTGACCACTCATTGTTCT